CGAGCCGATGGCCGCGCCCACGCTCGAGGAGGTCCGCGAGTGGATCGGCATCTCAGATTTTGAGCTGTCCGACGATCAGCTCGCGCGGATCCTGGCCGCCGAGACCCGGCTACAGGCCGCCGATTGCGACATACCGGACCCCTACCCGGATGAGCTAGGTATGGCGATGCTACGGCGGTGCGCCCGCGCCGCCGCGGCTCGCCCGCTGCCGCTCGGGTCGCTGCCCGTGGCTGATAGCGGGATGGGCGCCCCGTTCGGCGCCGCGGCGATCCCCCGCCTCGACGTCGAAATCGAGCGGTATGAGCACGAACACCGCGTGCTCGGGATCGCATGATGGGCGGGTTTACGGTCACCGACCCGGCCGCGCCGATGCGCGAGGTAGACCCCGGCATCGCCGAGATAGCGCAACTGTTCAAGGGCGACGTCGCCGGTTATACGCCCGTGATGACCGGGGCGCTGCGCGCGGGCTGGTCAGTGCAGCGCGTCGGCGACGGGCACTATGCGGTTTCGAACGGGGTCCGGTACGCCGGTTACGTCGAATACGGGACTAGCAAGATGGCGCCCCGGGCGATGCTCGGCCGGGCGCTGGCGGGCGCATGATGGCCCGGCTATGGCGTGCGATCGCCCGCCGCTACCGCGAGCACGCCGAGTGGCTCGAGGGGCTACCGCCCGAGGTACAGGCCGAGATCCTCCGCAACCAGAAAACGCTGTTGTGAGCGGCGCCGCGCTCGAGCTGCCCGCCGGGGCGGATCCCGTGCTCGCCTACGCGGCGCCCGACGTCGAGGCCCTCGCGTATGAGGCGATCAAGCCGCTCGGCGGCGTGATCACGTGGGCCTACACCGCGAGCCACGGCGACCCGCCCGGGTGGCTGGTCACCGTGTCGATTCAAGTTGACATCAGGGCGCATAACCGCGGGTCGGCGTCGGCGAGGGCCGACGCGGCGCGGCGCGTCATCAGCGCGCTGCCGTGGGCCGAGTGGCCCGGCGGCGTCATTAACCGCGTGACCGTGCTCGAGGGGCCGTTCTGGCTTCCCGATCAGGGCGCCCCGCGGTACGTAGCCCGGTATGCGATCACGGCTCACCCGGCCCGCGTCCGGCAGCAAATCAGGAGGTAACAGCATGCCCCCCGCCCCGCAGACACTCAACCCCGAGGAGGTCCAAGTCGGGACCGCGAACGGTCCCGGTCTCTGGATCGCCCCGCCCGGCACGCCGCCCCCGGCGCACACGTACGAGGAGTGGGCCGCGCCGTGGCGCCTCCTCGGCTATCTGTCCGATGACGGCCCGACCGTCGGGCAGTCGACCGATAGCGAAGCGCTCACGCCGTGGCAGTCCCGCGTCCCGATCAGGACCGTTATCACAGGCCGGGAAATCACGATGCAATTCGTGATGTGGCAGCTCAATCCCCTCACGATCGCGCTGTATTTCGACGCCGACGAACCGGCCGCCGCCGCCGACGGGTCGATCGACATGGAGCTACGATCGGACGCGCCGACCCACCTGTACGCGATCGGGATCGACACCCGGGACGGCGACACCGTGTTCCGTATCGCGTTCGGCCGCGCGTCGCTGTCCGATGCGGGCGATATGGCGATCACGTCCGGGGCCGCGGTCCCGCTCGACGTGACGCTATCGGCGCTCGATGACGGCGGGCTACTCGGCTATGTCAAGCTCGGCCCGGCCGAGGATCCCGGCAACGGCAACGGTCGGCGCGCACACGCCGATAAGGCGGCGTGACCGGGGCCACCGCGAACGGCGACGGGCTGCTCGACCTCGAGGCGGCGTCGGCTGCCGCTGCTACCGAGGCCGAGCGACTGCCGTTTACGTTCGCGTATAAGAACGCCCGGTATGAAGTGCCCGCGATGGCGGGCTGGCCGCTAAGCGCGATCCGCGCGGTTGCCCTCGGCGACCTCGAGGGCGCCCTCGGCGAGCTGATCGGCGCCGACTATGACCGGCTATGCGACGCCGGGCTCAAGCTCGGCGAGCTGACGTTTCTGTTTACCTCGATGGGCGCCACCGCGGCTATGCCGAGCCTCCCAAATTCCGCGCAGCCTGCGCGGCGCGGTTCGAACCGGACGTCGAAGCGCTGATGTTGGAGGTTTACGGGGTCGACGTGCTCGACCCGGCGGTATCGACACGCCGGGTTGCGGTGCTGCTCGAGCGGCTGCCCCCGTATGCCCGCCGGTTCGGCGAGCCGTGGTCGACCGAGGCCGAGCTACTCGCCCTGGTGTCCGATCAGGTCGCCCAGTTGACATGGGTCACGCTGCGCGCCGCCGGGGCCAAGAACGCGACCCGGCCCCGGCCGCTCCCCCGGCCCGGCGATTCACGATTCGCGAATCGTGGGCGCGGCCAGGCCGCCGCCCCCGAAACCGCAGGCCAGCGGCCCGAGGCCCCGGCCGCGGGTAAGGCGGGCACGTGGGCCGACGCCGCCCGGATGCTCGCGGGCATGCCCGGGATGAGGCGCGATGGCCAGTAAATACGGCGAGCTATCGGTCGACGTCCGCGGCGATACCGGGCAACTCGAGTCGGACGTCGCCGGGGCCGCATCTAAGGCGGGCGCCTCGGCCGCGCAGTCGATCAGCCAGAGCATGACGTCGGGGCTTAAGGCGATCGGCGGTTTCGGGCTCGCGGTCGGCAAGAGCGTTGCAACGGGGCTCGGCGCCGCGTCGGCCGCCGCGATCGGGTTCGGCGTCGCGTCATTCCAGACCGCCGCCCGGGTCGGCGAGATGGACGCGAGTTTGCGAGCCCTCGCCAAAGCGAACAATCTCAGCTACCCGGCGATGCAGCAGACCGTGACCGCGATCCGCAAACAGGGCATCGAGGCCGGGACCGCACAGACCCTAGTCGCCAAGTTCGCACAAAATCAGCTCAAGATGGCCGACGCGACGAAACTCGCCACCGTCGCGCAGGACGCCGCCGTGATCAGCGGGCGCAACTCAACCGAGGTGCTCGCCGACCTCGTGCACGGCGTGTCCACACAGAATTCGCTGGTCTTGCGTAACGCCGGGCTAAACGTCATGGCCGGTAAGGCGATGGATGACTACGCCAAGTCGGTCGGCAAGACGACTAAGGACCTGACCGAGGCCGAGCGGGCGCAGGCCGTGCTTAACGGCGTGCTCAAGGAGGGCGACACGATCGCCGGGGCCTATTCCGAGGCGATGAAAGAGCCCGGTAAGGTGCTCCGGTCGTTTGCGCGGGTGATCGATGACGTCAAGCTCTCGGTTGGGCAAGGGCTGGTCAAGGCGTTCGGCCCGGCGATTTTGGCCGCCTACGATCTGGCGAAGTCGTTTAGCGCCGCGGTCGCGCCGGGCGGCGCCCTCGAGCCGATTTTCGACGCGATCGGCGTCGCCGTCGGTAAGCTAGTCGCCCCGCTAACCGGGCTGATCACCACGTGGTCAGCATGGCTCGCCGCGCTCAAGCCCGGAGACCTCGACCGGATCGTCGGGATAATCAAGCAATTCGGCCCGGCGCTGATCATCGCCGGGGCCGCGCTGGCAGCGTTTACCGGGGCGGGCGCCCTCGGCGGGCTGCCGATCATCGGGACGCTACTCGCTAACCTCCTCGGGCCGCTCAAGCTCCTCGGCCCGCTATTCCTGACTCTGGGCAAGTCCGCGCTTACCGTGGTCGGCCCGATGCTCGGGATCAAGGGCGGCGTCGCCGGGCTGGTCGCCGCCCTCGGCCCGGTCGCGTGGATCATCGCCGCCGTGGTCGCCGCATTCGCGCTGATGGCGGCGACCTCGGCGAAATTCCGCGACGGGCTACTCGCCGTCGGCAAGGGCATCATGGCGCTTTTCATGCCCGCGATACGCGCCATGATGGACGGCGTTAAGCAGTGCCTACCGCCGATCCTTGACGTTGCCCGCGCCCTCGGCGACGTGCTCGGCCCGATCCTGTCCCGGCTCGCGCCGCTCCTCGGCCCGATCGGCGCCCTAGTCGGCGGCGTGCTGACCGTCGCATTCGGCGCCCTCGCCGTGGTGCTGCGCGTGGTCGCCGCCGTGCTGGTCGGCGTGTTCGCCGTGCTCGGCCGCCTGGTGGAGCTTATCCCGGTCGAGCCGATACAGCGGTTTTCGGCCGCCCTCACGGGGATCATCGGCGCCGCCGCCGCGGTGCTCAACCCGCTAACCGCGCTGCGCGGCGCCCTCGAGTGGCTCGGCAACGCGATCATGTCGGTAGTCCGCTGGATATTCGGCGGGTCACCCGGGCTCATCCCGGCGTTTATCGCCGCCGCCGCGGCGGCCGGTCCGCTGATGTCTGTTCTTAGTGCCCTCATGGGCGTTTTCTCGGCGCTGGCGGGTGCCGTGGCGTCCGCTACGAACCTCATCCGGTCGGCGGTAACCGCCGCATTCAACGCCGCCCGGTCCGTGGTCACCTCGGCTATGTCCGCGATCAGCTCGGCGGTCTCC